TTGATGTTCCATTTTTCGTTGATGCACAGTACCGCTGTTTCTTCCTTGAAGAAAAGCACTGATAGGAAGCCTCCAATATATTGCACCATTCGTAAGTAAAGCATGAAATAAGATTGCACGCCCTGGAATACTTGCAATAGCAAAGACCACACAATCTTCAGTTTCGCCATGATGTTTTCGTAAGTCATATAAATATTCTCTTCTTATCTTACAGTATATAGGTGGTATATTAGCATTTAAATAAGACATTACAAGTTAGCATTTCCATCTTCTTCTTGCTTGTCTTAGTCTAGAATTAGGGTCTTTTGCTGCTTTTGGAAACATTCTCATCTGACCAGCTGATCTTGCACAATATGATTTTCTTCTAGCAGCTCTTTTTGGTCCTGGTTTATCTTCAGTAACAGCAGTTGATAATTTAGATCCTGGATTTAATCTACGATAAGCATTAACACCAGCTTGTGTCATACCAGCTCCAGATTTTGTAGATCTGAAATTTTTTTTATTACGTGATGGCATTCCACCATCTTTAAGACCTAGTAGTTCCTCTACGTAGTCTCTCATATTATTTATCTATAAATAATACTACGTTTAATCCGCTTGTGTTTCCTCTAACACCAATACCGTCAATAATTCCTGTGCCGTTTCTTGCAGCATATAAAACACCATCTTCTGGAAGATTTAATGTTTCAGTTTGGTTTGCACCAACTCTTACTGGAATATATACTTCTGTATTTGTAGAAGAACTTACAGTTGTAGAATTTGCTAGTCCATTAATTATAACAGATCCAGCAGTACCAGTTGATTGAACAGCATAACCTCTTAATCTTGTTGGCCCTGTAAATAGAACTACAGTGCTTACATTACTAGGACATATGACCGGTTTAACATCTGACTTCATAATTTTTTCCTTGTTATTAAGGAGCTCCGAAGAGCTCCTTATAATTTATTTTATTTTTTTATATTAACAACAGTATCTTTTTTGTCTTTTAACTCATTTTCCAAATCTTCAACTTTTTTAGTCAGATCAACAACTTTTTTATAAAGAGCTGAACTTTGACTTAAAGCTAAATCTCTTTGTTGTTCAATTTGATTTATTAAAAATTGAATTTCTGGATCTTTATGTGTTATCATTTTATGATTGGCTTCCTACTACCACCCAAGTTGGTGATGCAAGAGTTCCTGTATTAATATACAAAATCCCTGTAGTTATGTTTACATATAATGAACCTTTTCCAGCAAAGTTAGCACCTGTTGTGCCGTTAGTTGGAACTCCTGCTGCATTCATAAATACAACATCGTTTTCCATTCTGATATTTGCTTTTTTATAAGGTTGAACACTTGAAGGTCCGCCACCATCTAATACTGGATCTTGAATTTTTAAATCAATACCATAATCAAATCCTGAAGCAGCTGTAGTTTGTGCCATCGCAACTCCATAAGCAGCTCTTGCAGTTGTTGTTCCAGAATCACCTTGCATGAATGCCATAACTGCAGCATCACCTGAAAGTGTGTTTGTATTAATTATTCCAAGAACACCTGCCATCAGACCATTATTATTATAAGTTCCAATAACTGCAAAATTTCCAACTGTACCAGCTACATGGTTAAATGTAGTTGTTGGTGTTGTTGCAAAAGGTGCGCCAGATTGAGTTCTACCGAATACACCGTAAGCTTCTCCTGGTGTTAAATAAGTTGAACTTCCAAATCCAGTTGTTGGTTGTACTCTTGAATAAAAACCATAAGCACCAGATCCATCATCAACTGATATAACTGTGCCTGTGTTAATATTTACAGGTGTTAAGACATTACTTCCTTGACTTCCACCTTGATATCCAGATCTTACTGGACCACTAAACGTTGTTTTTGCCATAGCTTTATTCTCCTAGTTATTCCAATACCGTCTCTAGGCCGTCGACTATACGCGTCGATATCAGAAATTAATGTATAGTAATTTTATTATAAATGAAAAAGGGGCCAGTGTAAACACCAGCCCCTTCTTTGATTGTCAAACCTAACTATTATGATGTAGGTAAATTTCCGTTACCGAATACACATCTAGGATCAGAATAGCCGAAGCTGTATCTTTCTCTAGCTTTGAATCGTACGTTACCAGTATCAAAATCTCCTTCAAGAGCTGTTCTTAATGGAGCTCTTTCAAAGTGTTTGAAACCGTTAGGAATATCAGTCAGAATGAAGAATGAATCAGTATCTGTTAAGAAGTGATTTACTCTGTATCCTTGTGGTAACATTCCCATATTACCAATAGCGTTGATATCGTTATCCGCTGTACCCACTCTTAAAGGTGATTTAAGAATTCTCTCAGCAGTAAATTGTAATTCTTTTGGAATTATCATTTTAGTACCTTGAACTGCAATTCTTAATCCTCTCTCATCTACGAAACCAGCTATATCAATCAAAGATTGTTCTAGTGAAGTTTCATTCAAATCAGCAGCTGTTGCTAATCTGTTAGAGAAAGTATTACCATTTGCTAATGGGTGAGAAGTTGAAATAAGAGGAACGCCATCACCACCAGTTACAGTTGTAAACTGAGCTTGGTTAAGCACAGCCGCAGCTTTAACTTGTTTAGTGTTTGACATTGATCTTGCCAACGCTCTCGTGTAACGACCAGCTAGTCTATCGTATAAGTTATCTTCAATAGCTTCTTCTGTAATAGCAAAAGCTAATGCGATAGTCTCATGCGTGTATCTCGCAGTGTAAGCTTCGTTTGCTTGGTCAAATACAACCGCAGCACCTTCTTGCTTAACTGGAGCACTAGCGAAACCTGATAACATAACTTCTTCTTCAAACGCTCTGTCTGAAGTTTCAGTCATATAGATTTCTGCGTGTTCGTTTTCGTATCTAGAGTACTCAAGTCCGAATAAAGCATTCAAACCTGGTTCTAGCTCTTTTGTTAACTGTTGTCTTGAGATAGCCATAATTTGTCTCCTTTATATACCTGCCGTACCACTTCTAAAGAAGTGATTGTTGATTCTTACTAATACATTAACACCAGATGTTGAAGTATCAGAATCAGTTGCACCTTCTTGGATATCAATTGCTTGAACCGCAAAAGTTGTAGTGATTCCTGACACACTAACATCTAATTGTTTTTCAGAAATACCAGTTAAAGTATTTCCTGAAACGTTTGTTAATGAGTAGTTCTTAAATAGATCTGCTCTTGTAAAAGCAGCATCCGCATCTACTAAAAAAACTGTATTCGGATCATCTACTACGAATGCAGTAATTCCTGCAGCCGCAATACTTCCCGGATAGTTGTTTCTAAAAGTAGGCTTTTGTGTTGTTGGATCGTTATAGAACACACCATTGAACACACCAATAATTCGATCAGATGTATTTGATCTAGCCAACGTTACGTTACCCGCAGTTGTTGGTTTTACTGGATCGCCCTGAAATATAGCAGTAGATAAATTGTTTGCTACTGTATATCTGTTCTGAGCGTTATTCCATGGAGCTCCATTAATTGATCTGTACGGTCTTAGACCGAACTTTTCATTTATGTTTGCCATAGTTTTTTTCTCCGTTTTTATTTTTAGTTACGATGGTATAACAAAAAAATTATTTTTTTCGTCCACCACCAAAAGTTACACGTGATTGTCTATTAATATTAATAGGCATTCCCGGATTCTGTTCCTTCATGAGATCATTATCTACAGCGGTCATTTGGTCTTGAGTAACTCTTGCGAAATACTCAGCGCGTGATTTTGCAATCTCTAATGGTATCCTTGCCAGAACAAGGCCACCAACCCCAATGTACCCAGCATAACGATGTGATTTGTCATACACAGGATAGTTGTGAGATCCACTTTCAACTTCTTCAGATTTAACTAGTTCATAGCCTTCTCTAAGTCGTTTACTCATATTTGCAGTATCTTGAAATCCTGCAATTTCGTATCTTAACCATCTATGTACAAATCCATCCTTAGGCTTTGGTGCATCCAAAGATGATGGAGGCGTCCAGTGTTTTGGTCTTTCGTTTTTTGACCTTTCGTCTGTCGCGCGTGAGGTTTTGTTTATGTCTTCCATATTAAGCTCCTTCCTTCACGTATTTAGCGTATTCTTCTAGTGGCACCCCTAATTTTTTAGCCATAACAACTTGTGCTTTGGTGAGTCGCACAGTTCTGCGTCCTGAGTTGGTTCTACCAGCAGGGGCAACAGTTTGGACGATTTTTTTCTGTGGTTGCTCCTGTAAATCAGTAAATTTATGAGGAAATGAATCCTTCATTAATTTATTTATTTCAGTATAATACTCATCACTTTCAGTGTCAAACCCTTGACTTACTAAATCTTCGTGAATTGTATATGCAGCATTAGTCATAATTTTATCGTTACCAAACCAAGTATTATTTTCTGCCCATTTTTGAGCTTTTCTTGATGGTTCAGGCGGTAAATTATTAGCTATTTGCTGATCTACGTTTGTTGATTTTTCTTCAGGTTTTTGTGTCTGAAGAGCCCTCTCAGCATTTGTAAGTTTTGCACGTTCTTTTTGAACAGCTAAACTTGTTAACTTTTCTTGAGCCTG